GCCGGCATTCATGCAGCCCCGCCCATTCAACCGGCGGGGCTTTTTGTTGCGTTCGCGAAATGGCTCAATCTGCACTAAGGGGTCAAGATACTCCCTTAAAGCAGGTGTTACGATAGCGAAACGACGCTACGGAATCCGTCGGTTTATACCTTATACCCCTTATTACATATACTACTACTATATATATTCTGTTCTCCCCCTACACACGCGATGCCCCCTAGGGCATGCCGCGTGCAATAAGTAAAAAGGGGCATTAAGGGGTATAAGCCCCCTTGCACCCACCCCGCCCGCATGATAGGGCGGTTATCGGTTTCAACGAAGGAGGTTTGTGATGGCTACGGAATTCAAGGTTGGGGATCGGGTGCGGTATATTCCATGCAAAGGCGAAGGGCCAAGCGGATCGTGGCAGAATGTCACCATCACTAGGCTTGAGCCCACGGGCGGATACTGGGGTGACGATGATAACGAGGGGTGGCGTGACGGATTATTTTATGATGGCCAAATCGAGTTGATTGATCCCGCCACCAGTGGCAACAAAGTTGGCACGGGGAGCGAAGCGACCGACGAACTCGCCGAACTGCGCGCATTTAAGGAAACGGCGCTGGCAGCGGGCTATGTGCCGCCGGAGCCGCCTAAGCTGGAAACGGATGAGGAGGCTGCTAAGCGATTTTGCGAGGAATGGTGGAAGGAAATGCACGACGACGTAGAGGAAGCTATCCTTGCCGCCATCGCATGGGCGCGCGCTAATCCCCGCCAAACTTGACTAAGCGCAAGCATTAGGCTAAGGTGCTGGACATGGTTCTATCGCAGGTCAACGATGAAACATGGGCGGCTATCGCGATGCGGTGCTTGGATGAAAGCGAACGGGATCGGTTGATTGATGGGGCTGGCGACAAGGTATTAGATGCCCGCAATTATTTGAGCGGCGTAGCCTCGATGGCAAGGAAGTGACCATGCCGTTCCCGTGGATCGTCGAAGATGATGACATCGCGTGAAGGCTAGCGTGCGGCCACGGCCATCGGATTTCCGTTCGACGTATATCGAGGTGGGCAAGGATGGCTGCATCGCCCACTATCGGGCGCATTGGAAAACAGTTGACCGCTGGGTCGAGGAGGAGGGGAAGAGTGAGCTTAGGAGGGCGCGAGCGGATTATGTTAGGTCTAAGCGATGCAAGCGAGATGATAGCGGACCCCGGCCTGCCCGCGTTGACAGCGTGGAATGCGATGCTGACGAGTTATCCGCCGCCTGTCAGTACCTTCGCGACCGACAGGGCGGATCGTGGCGGGTTGGATTACGCGACGATGGATGCTATTTTGTGGGCACGGCAACACTCGTCGGATCGGAAGTGATTGAGCGGGCCAAGTCCAAGGGCATGGATGAGTGGTATGTGGAAGCGGACATGTTTAAGAGGTTGGCGCTGAGCGAAGGCAATGACGAGTGGGTTTTGGAGCGGGAGAGTGAGCGGTGAGTGATATGCATATCGACGTTGTTCTGGAAGTCGACTTGTGGCGGGACTGGGGTGATGATGGCTTGTTCTATCTTCGGTTGCCGCTCCCCGGCGGTGGCAGTCTAATGCTTTCGGAGCGCACGATTGCCACGATTGCGCCGTCTATTCCTGGCTTTCTTGCAGACGCCGCTCGTCGTCGCCGTAAGCCCACTGCCTAATTTTTAGGCAAATTGATTGTTATGAGTGACGAACCGATCAAACGAGGCCGTGGACGCCCAAGGAAGCCCAAGCCGGATGTGGTGCCGCCGAAGGGCAAGGCAGGCCGTCCCAAGGGCTCGCTAAGCCCTAACGCCGTGCTTAGGAACATGACCGTCCGCGAATACGCCATGACGCATGTGTTCAAGGCGATCGATGTATGGGCGGAGATCATGAACGACGAGGACCAGCCGGGCACGGCTAGGGCGGCGGCTGCGGCTCATGTGGTGAACCGGGCAATCGGCCAGCCGGCGCAGGCGCAGCCGACCGAACAGGATAGCTCGGATCAGACGCTCAAGCGCATCGAGCGGGTGATCGTAGACGTGCCGGTGCCGGTGGCGAAAAAAGTGAGCGAGCCTGCAAAATAGTGCTTGACGGCGGTTTGATGCGTGGACATAAGGGGGTCAACAAGAGGAGAACGACATGTTGACCGCAGAGCAATCGAGCAAGGCCATGACGGTTTTGGCGGCGCTTCGCTCAAACATTGAGGGGCGTAGCCATGCCACTCTTATTGAAGGCGAATTTTATGATGTGTATCTCGACAACGCGTCTGCCGACCTTGGCATGAGCCAATACACCTTTCGATCGTGTTTATCAGTTTTGGCGCAAAAGGGGTTTTATAAAGTTGTTGATGGTTATGCATGGGGTAGCGTAAAGTACGCGTGACCACCCTAACCATCCAAACCCCCCGCGTATTTCTGCCGCTAGTTGACTGCCCTGTTCGCTATCTTGGAGCGAAGGGCGGTCGCGCTAGCGGTAAGTCGCATTTCTTTGCTGAACTCATGGTCGAGACGCATCTAGTGCGTCCCGGCTTTCGCGCATTATGCGGGCGCGAAGTGCAGAAGTCGCTAAAGGATAGCGCAAAGCGGCTTATCGAGGACAAGATACAGGCGTTAGGGCTTGGCAACCGTTTTGAGGTGTTGCGCGACGAGATACGCAGCGACACGGGCGGAACGATCAACTTTATCGGTCTTGCTGACCATACGGCGGAAAGCATCAAATCTTTCGAGGGTGCGGATGTGTGTTGGGTCGAGGAAGCCCAAACCATTACTCAGCGCTCGCTAGGCCTGCTTGATCCTACTATCCGCAAGCCGGGTTCACAGCTTTGGCTAAGCTGGAATCCTCGCCGCCCTCAGGACGCGGTAGAAAAGCTGCCGTGGGGCGATCCCCGATGGGCGCGACTGGTCAAGGCCAACTATCACGACAACCCGTTCCTTGATGACAACATGATCGCGCTGGCGGAGAAGTCCAAGGATATCGACCTAGACACCTACACGCACGTATGGCTAGGCTCCTATGAAAGCATGGGCAGTAAGGTGGTCATTCCGGCCGCGTGGGTACAGTCGGCGATCGGACTAGCGCAGCGGCTTGATTTGCCAATCGAGGGCAAGCTCTACAGCGCCCTCGACGTAGCAGGCGCCGAGGAAGGCGGCGACGAAAACGCCCAGGCGATCCGCAAGGGCGTCGAACTGCAATTCCTTGACAAGTGGAACGGGCTCGATACCGCGTTGACCACGCACAAGGCGGTTCGCAATATGGCTCGCTACCACGTCACGGAAGGCTATTACGATAGTGTGGGCGTGGGCGAGGGCGTGACGGGCGAATGGGCCTCTATGCAGCGGCGCGGCGAGGCTCCCAGGCGCACCGATATGATTGCATGGAGCGGGGGCGCATCGCCGCTTGATCCCGACAAGCGGATTGATCCGTTGAATCCGCACAGTCCACTCAACAAGGATCAGTACCACAACCTGAAGGCGCAGGCATGGTTCGCGATGCGCAAGCGGTTTGAGAATGCCCACAAGGCCGCAACCGGGCGCGAGTATGATAAGGACATGCTCATATCGCTGCCGGCCGATTTGCCGTTGCTTAACCAGCTAACCGAGGAACTAAGCCAACCACAGCAGAAGCCCAGCGCTACGGGCAAGGTGATGGTCGATAAGCAGCCTGACGGGGCCAAATCGCCCAATCTCGCCGATAGCGTGGTGATGGCGTTTCACCCTGCTAGGGCGGCAACGTACACCCTCGACAACCTCGACTAATGATCGACCGCCAAAACAAGGGCCGCGACTGCCGCGATGGGGCTTGGTTCACGCCGTACAAGCGCATACCGCCACGCCGTTCGTTAGAAAGGTTGCAAGCGGATTATTGGCGGATGACGGCTAGCTATATCGATACGTGGTAGCCCACCCCGCCAGGGCGGCGGTTTATACGCTTGCGCACCTCGACTGAAAATAATTTGCGTCGGGGTGCATTTTTCTGTTGACTGGCCTGTGATGCATCGGCATAACGAAATTCCAAGGACGGAGGTTGTTATGCGGTGGATTGGTTCTAGCGGTGCTTACAAGGCAGCCATTTGGCGTCGCGAGGCTCGCAAGGTTGATTGGGATGCTCTGATGGCCGATTGCGCGGCTCGCGCTGAAGCGGTTAAAGCTGAAGGTGGTCGCCCGCGCATGGTTGAGGCGCGCCTTGCCAGACTTCGCATTGAATATAAGTCGCTGTTGCGTTCGCGCCATTTTGCTCGCACTGGTGTCAATCTTTCTCATGTTGGTCTAGAGAATTAAATCTGTTGACATGTCGTTCCTAGAATGCCAATGTCTAATTCTAGGCAGGAGAAATTGATATGAGCATCGAGGCAATTCAAAACGACATCGTGGCCCTAAAGGGCATGATACGGGCCGCAATTGCCGATGTCGAGTATCGCGACGACAACCGCATTGCTGCTCTTCTTGAGGAGCTAAACATTGCCGTTGATGATCTGAACGATGCTGGCGGCGATGATGGTCATTATGATCTAGACTGGTTCGCCTCTCATCCGCTCAAGAAGGCGCGTCGCTAAGACTTACGGGGGCCGCGTCCACCACGCCGCAATGCGGAGCAGGGAGTGGGCCGGGAGTGGTGTTAGCTAGCCACCTTAATAGACGGTTCGAGCCCGGTAGCCCCCACCAAACCCCCGCCCTAACAAGCTGGCCTTTTTCATGCTACCATCGCCGGCATGAGCCTCATGCAAATCAACGATGGACTGGCCAACGTCCTCTCGGGTAGCGGAACCAGCGTCGATAAGCGC